AATGATTCTGTCGGTTGGAGATCAATAGCACGGAGTGAGTTGGGTAAGTCTTCTGGCCTCACGGCACACAGGAGCACCGGCAAGATAGTTCCGAACTGATCCTCAGCCGACACCACGAACCACTCAAACCGGAGCAACGAGATGATCACTCCCAGCATCAAAGCCCTGCGCACCATCACTTCCGACCTGACTGCTGCGCGCCGCGCAAAAGCCATTCTCAACATGTCTCGAGAAGAACTCGAAGTCCTGCCCGCTGCAGCCGCACGCATCCGCGAGTGCTACAACCCGCCGAGCACGCCGGAACTGCGCATGACCGTACTCGATGACTTGCTCTGCACTCACGGCGTAGAAGCATTCCGCCTGCGCGACGGCAGCACCGTCATGTATCTGAACGCCGGCGACACCTACACGCCGACGATCGTGCGGATGCGCGGCCAATACTACGTCCGCGACTGGGGCTCGATTGCCGAGCGCCACGCAGCAGAGTGATGTATCACATTGCTGTTGACAGCACTTCACACTTGTGATGTAATCACTTCGTCAGAGATGACACCGGCCCGGCGGATCCCGGGACGCGACAGGAGTCCGATATGACCACCATTCGTTTGATCGTCGAGCACAACCGCCTGAGCTTCCCGTTCGGCGGCACCGACTTCGACGCCCCCGGCTGCCCTACCAGCCGCGACGTGTCTTCCATGCTAGTCCGCCGCTACGACGACGGCGACTTCGACACGATTCCCTACCCCTTCCCCAAGCGCAAAGCCGCCGAGCTGCGCAAGCGCCTTGCCCTTGCTTTGTACGACGAGCGCGAGTGCAACGACTTCTTCCCCAGCGACGCCGTGATCGAGCTGCCTGACGGCACCGTGTTCGACTTCGACGCCATCCTCACTGCCTGAACGGAGACTGACCATGACCACCACCCACACACCCGGCCCCTGGATTGCCGACAAGCTGCTGGATCGCAACGCGTACAACATTTTCGCTTCCGGCCACTGCACAGCCCTCTTGACGCTTGAGCCCGGCAAATACGACGGCGCATCGCCGCTATGCAGAAACGTCGCCGCCGATGCCCGCTTGATCGCCGCCGCGCCTGACCTGCTGGCGGCGCTGAAAACAGTGGCGGACTATTGGGCGGGCGGTGACGTGCCGCCTGAAATCGACGCGCTGATGCGGGCCGCCATCGCTCGCGCCACTAACGCCTAACCGGAGACATCGCCATGACCACCAAGCAAACCCAAAAACACTTCTTTGCCGCGTCTATTGGGAACTGGAACGTAGACACGGACATCGAGAAGCTCATCCGCCGCATGAAGAAAGCGGGGCACCCCTTCAACCTGTGGCTCGTGCCTGTCGGCATGGACATGGACTACGACATCGAGTTTTACAAGCCCATGGTAGAGGGGGCTGTGTTCCTCACCACCATCCACCCCAAGACCAAGTAACCCAGGAGACATCACCATGCTGTACTTCAAGATCGACGACAACCAGAACGTCGTGGCCATCGCCGAGCAGATGCCCGCTGAGCTCAACACCCCCAACGGCTACACGCTGTGGAGCCGCCAGATGGACGGCACGCGCCACGCCGGCTGGCTCAACCGCAACGACATGCCCAACATCGAGTACGCGCAGATGATCGCGGCCGGCGCCTCGACCTTCACCGGCAAGCCCTACATCGCGATCGACTCCGGCCCTGACGTGGCGCCGCGGTTCAACGTGATCCGCGCCCCCGCGGTCGGCGACGACGTCAGCATGGCCTTCAACGGCGACTACTACCCCGTCGGCAAGATCCTCAAGATCAGCAAGTCGCTCAAGCAGGTGACCACCAGCAGCGGCCGCAAGTTCTACCGCCGCGGCACCAGCGGCGCCTGGCTCAACGGCTACTTCGCCCTGATCCAGGGCACCGTCAATCGCCTCAACCCTGAGTTCTGAAGTATCACAACTGTGATATGATTCAGACCTGGCCCGGCAGTTCCGGGACGTACACGGAGTCCACAAACCATGTCCTACGTCACTCACCAGTTGCCCAATGCCTACGTCACTGCAGGCCCCTGCACCAGATTGTTGTCTTCGTTGCTGATGCGCGAAGACTTCGGCAAGACTGATGGCATCGACAACCTCGATGCTGCGTATTGCCTCGACTCGACACCCCTGATCGTCGCTGGTAGCACGCAGTGTGGCGTTGCCGTTATTGGCACATCTTGCAACCTGCGTGAAGACTGAACCAACTGGAGACCGAGATGACCAACGAACAGTTCCTTGCGATCGTCGACAGCAACATCGCGATGTTCAAGACCTACACCAGCGCGCACGCCAAGTCCGTGCTTGCCGAGCTGATCGCCGGCCGCGCTGCTGCTGTCGAGTGCTTCGCCGGCCGCCTGCCTTGGAGCGAGGTCCCTTACCGCGTCCGCCAGTTCCGCCAAGTGATGCCCGAGTGGGGCACCCGCGGCACCTGATCAATCACCAACAGGAGACGACGAATGAGCTACTCAAACCCCATGCACCACGACGCCATGAAGCCCATGCCTGCCAAGTTCCGCAGCGCCTTCGCTGCTTTCAAGAGGATGGGCGTGCCCGTCTACCAGCACCCCGACGACAGTCGCAACTTCTCGATCGACGCCGAGGCGTCTGATGCCGATCGGTGGGTCGACTACTACGGCAACCCGATGCGCGAAGAGCTCGTGTTCGGTGTGCACATCGATCTCGAGCGCGAGCTGCAGAAGCGCGGCCTGTACGCCGAGTGGGTCAACCCCGGCCGCTTGGCGGTGTACGAGGGGTGACATGAACGAAGCCCTACTAAACGCCATTGAGATCGCCGCGATCGCGCACAGAGGCCAGGTCGACGGCGCTGGCAGGCAGTACCTCCTGCACTCCTTGGCCGTGCTGCGCACGGTGGCCAAGAAGCTGCCGAAGGACACCGACGCCCAGATGGCCGCGGTGCTGCACGACGTGCTCGAGGACACCAGCATCAGGGCGCCCAGCCTGCTGCTGATTCACGGCGTCAGCTACCGCGCCGTCAGCCTGGTCGAGGCCGTCACCAGGAAGCCCGACGAGACCTACGAACAGTTCATCGACCGCGTGGCCGACACGGGCCCTGTCGCGATCGTGATCAAGCTCTCCGACCTCGAGCACAACCTGTCGCGCATCGACGGCCTGCCGGCCGCACGCCGCGCCAAGCTCGAGCCCCGCTACCAGGCGGCAAAGGAGAAGTTGACTGCTGCACTCAAGTATCACAATGGTGTTGACCACACTTCACAACTGTGATGAAATCTCTCTTGTCGACGGAGCAGTCGACACCGACCCGGCGGCACCGGGCGCTCCAGAAGGACGCAACATGAAGCTCGAGATCCTGATCAAGTCTGTGTACGGCAACACGCTGTATTACCCCTTCAACGACGCAGCCCGCGCACTCGCCGGTATCGCCGGCAAGAAGACGTTCTCGGCGAAAGACCTGCAGATGGCCTACACGCAGCTCGGCTTCGAGATCGACTACGTCGACGCCGCCTCCTTCCTGAAGCCTGAGCTGCTCGCAGCCTGATCGGAGACCCAACATGAACCTCGCAAACGTAGTGATGATCGCCGAAGGCGCCCTGCCTGCCGACAGCGAAGAGCAGTACATCGAAGCCTGGCAGCAACTGATCGACACCGGCCTGTGCTGGAGGCTGCAAGGCTTCTTCGGCCGCACGGCCCAGCACCTGATCGAACAAGGCATCTGCAGCCCCGCCAACTGAGGAGACCCGACATGCCCCGCGTGATTTTCAACAAGCTCCTCGGCGGATGGTTCATCGTCCGCGGCCCGCACCAGACCCCGATCGGCGGCCGCTTCGAGTCCCGCGCCGCTGCCCTCGCCCACCTCAACCGCGCTCGCTAAGGAGACCGCCATGTCCGCATACCTCGTTCCCGACTACCACATCAACGCCCTCGTGAGCTGGGCCGCCGGCAAGCACGGCTTCAACGCCGTCAGCTACTACTGGGGCGGCCGCCGTCGCGACCTGCGCGGCGACGAGAAGCGCATCGCCTCGGTGCTCTACGCGCAGAACGTGCGCAGCGTCAACAGCCGCTACAAGGAGCACGACCCGGCGCACGGCTTCGCGTTCAAGCTGGTGGCCAACATGCTCAACCCGATCGACGTGATCAAGGGCTGCCACGGCTACGGCTACCAGGCCTGCGAGACCGACGACTGGGAGCAGACCGAAGCCTTCGCCATCATCGCGGCCATCAGCCAATCGGCCATCCGCTCCCTGCCCGGCTACGAAGACAGCAACGCCTGGTGCATCGGCGGCCCCAACTTCAACCTGAAGGAAGCAGCATGAACAAGCTCAACATCAAGGCCACCAGCATGTCCGTCATGCACGGCCACCCCCTGGACCGCCGCGGCTGCTACATCGACGTCACGCTGCACCTCAGCGACGACCAGACCAAAAACGCTCTGCACGAGCTGATCAGTTCGCTGCGTTTCTCGGAGGTCGAGCACATGCTGCGCAGCGAGTTCCCCGAGCTGTTCGAAACCGCTTGACCAGCATCACAATGCTGATATACTGACAACGTCAGAGACGACACGTTTTTCAACCACTCCGAAAGGACGACATCATGCAAGCAGTCACTCTCTCTGAGCTCATCGCAGCTCGCATCGCCGCCAAGCGGATCGAAGACGAGGCCATCGCCGAGCGCCGCGCCGTCGACAAGGCCATCGCCGACATGCTGAAGGACCCGGCCAAGCCCGAGGGCTCCGTCAGCCAGAAGACCGAGGGCTGCAAGGTCACTGTGACCTACAAGATCGACCGCAAGGTTGACGCCGCCGCCCTGACCAAGGGCTGGGACAAGCTGTCCGCCGGCGCGCAGGCCGCCTTCAAGTGGAAGCCCGAGGTCTCCGTCTCTGAGCTGCGCAAGCTCGAGGCTGCCGACGCTGCCGCCGCTGCCGTGTTCATCACCAGCAAGGAAGCCAGCCCCTCGATCACGATCGAAGCGGTCTAACTTCAGCTTCACCCGGGCAGCGCGAGCTGCCCATTTTTTCAACTGCCTGGAGACGACATGGCAATCACCCTCACTTCCACCAAAGACAGCGCCGCGCTCAACGGCCTGAAGTTCCTGGTCCACGGCCCTGCGGGCGCCGGCAAGACTTCGCTCTGCGCCACCACTGGCGAGCCCACCGTGATCATCAGCGCCGAGTCTGGCCTGCTGTCACTGCGTGGCGTTGACATCCCGGTCATCGAGGTCAAGACCCTGGACCAGCTCTACGAGGCCTACGACTTCGTGACCAACACCGAGCAGGGCCAGGCCTTTAAGTGGATCTGCCTGGACTCCATCTCGGAGATCGCCGAGGTGGTGCTCAACCACGAGAAGAAGGTCGCGAAGGATCCGCGCCAGGCCTACGGCGCGCTGGCCGAGAAGATGACGGATCTGATCCGCGCCTTCCGCGACCTGCCCGGCCGCAACGTGTACTTCTCCTGCAAGCAGGAGCGCGCCAAGGACGAGCAGTCGGGCGCGATGCTGTACTACCCCGCCATGCCCGGCAACATGCTCAAGCAGGGCGTCGGGTATTTCTTCGACTTCGTGTTCGCCATGCGCATCGAGAAGGATGCGGACGGCAACCCGACACGCTGGCTGCAGACCAGCCGCGACTACAACTACGAGGCCAAGGACCGCTCTGGCAGCCTCGAGATGTTCGAGTCCCCCGACCTGTCGGCAATCGCTGCCAAGGTCATTTCCACCACCGCCAAGTAACTCCTGAAAGGACACCCATCATGGCGCAATTTGAGTTCAACACCGACAGCGTTGAGAAGCGCGAGAACAGCTACGAGCTGCTGCCAGCAGGCTGGTACACCGCACAGGTCACCGAGTCGGAGATCGTGCCCCTGAAGTCCGGCAACGGCCAGGCCCTGAAGCTCACCATCGAGGTGCTGCAAGACGGCTACCGCGGCCGCAAGGTGTGGGCCCGCCTGAACGTGCGGCACACCAACCAGCAGGCCGAGAGCATCGCTCAGCAGCAACTGCGCGAGCTCTGCGAATCCATCGGCTTGGCCCGGTTCCGCGACACGAGCGAGCTGCACAACAAGCCGATGCAGATCAAGGTCAAGATCCGCAAGGACGAGACCGGCCAGTACGAGGACCAGAACGAGGTCAGCGGCTTCAAGCCCGCGGCCGGTGGCGCAGCGCCGATGGCTGCTGCTGCACCTCGTCCCTCTGCGCCCGCAGCCAGCGCGCCTGCAGCCGGTGCAGCCGTGCCCCCGTGGCAGAAGCGCGCCGCTTGATCGTCAACATTTCCCCAACCCGCTGAAGGAGAAGAGCAGCAATGAGCACCCGTATCTACGCCGTCGAGGGCCCGCAGGGCTTCCACCTCGTGGAGGCCGGCACCAAGGTCGGCGCCCTGCGACACGTCGCAGAGAAGCACTTCACCGTCTCGGTGGCCAACCAGAAGACCCTGGTGGCCGCCATGAAGGACGGCGTCGCGATCGAGACGGCAGGCGCCGACGAGAACCTGTCCACGCCATGACCCGTGTAGGCCCGCAAGGGCCTGCAGCGGTAAGCCCCGAGGCTTACCCCTGCAACGACACAAGGAGTGTCCCCACATGGCCACAGTGCCCGAACCCATACACACGACCGTCGCGACGATCTACCGGGCCTACGAGTCCGACGCAGACGACGGCCACCGCCCGCACCTGGGCGCATCCCTGATCGGCCACGCCTGCGAGCGCTACCTGTGGCTGACCTTCCGCTGGGCCGGATCGAAGAAGCATTCGGGCCGGATGCTGCGCCTGTTCAAGGCTGGCCAGGACTTCGAGCCCCGCATCGTGGCCGAGCTGCGCCGCATCGGAGTCGAGGTCCACGAGACCGCGCCAGACGGCAAGCAGTGGCGCGTGTCCGCTGTCGGCGGTCACTTCGGAGGCAGCATGGACGGCGCCGCACGAGGCTTCCCCGAGGCGCCCAAGGCCTGGTCGGTCGTCGAGTTCAAGACGCACAACGCGAAGTCGTTCGCGGCCCTGAAGGATGGCGTGCAGAAGTCCAAGCCGCAGCACTGGGCTCAGATGCAAACCTACATGGGCATGACCGGCATGGCCCGCGCCATGTACATTGCGGAGAACAAGGACACCAGCGAGCTCTATGCTGAATGGGTCCACTTCGACGAGGTCGAGTTCGCCAAGATCATGGCCCGCGCCGAGCGCGTGATCACCGCGGCCGAGCCGCCGCTGCGCTGCTCGAACGACCCGAGCTGGTACGTCTGCAAGATGTGCGACTTCCACAGCCTGTGCCATGGCGAGGAGGCGCCAGACGTCAACTGCCGCACCTGCGCACACAGCACGCCCGAGATCGTGCATCGGGTGATGATCGACTGCGATGCTGGCGTGGCCATTCTCGACGAATCGCCCAACCCCACGGATGGGAAATGGAACTGCCGCGAGTTCGGCGAGGTGGGCCTGATCGCCCAGCGCGAGTCGCACCAGTGCCGCACGCACCGCTACATCCCCATCCTACTCGAGCGCTTCGCAAAGCAGAAGGACTATGTCAATGGTGATGTCGTGTACGAGCAAAAGCACGGCACATTCGCCAACGGCCAGGGCGACGGCGCGCTGAGCTCGCTGGAGATCAAGGCCTGCAAGCAAAAGGAGATGCTCGCCGATGCGGCGGCCATGACGGCAGCGCTGCGGGCGCACGGTATCACCACAGCGAGGGTCGTGGCATGAAGCTGCGCGACTACCAGACCCGGGCGCTTGACGAGCTCTGGATGTGGTTCGGCAGGCACGAGGGCGGCAACCCCATCGTCGAGGCCTGCGTCGGTGCCGGCAAGAGCCTGATGATCGCGGCCCTGGCGCAGCGCGCTGACGCCGAACACCCGGGCACCAGGGTGCTGGTGCTGGTCCACCAGAAGGAGCTACTCGAGCAGAACATCGAGAAGCTGCTCAAGATCTGGCCGACCGCTGACGTGGGCCTGTACTCGGCGGCCATCGGCAAGAAGCAGATGGGTCACCAGCTCACCTACGCCACGATCGGCAGCATCTACAAGCAGGCGCACCGCCTCGGCCGCATTGACATCGTGCTGGCCGACGAGTGCTTCACCGGAGAAACGCAAATCCTGACGCCGACTGGGCCAAAGAGAATTGACTCGATGAGGTGTGGAGATCTGGTTTACAATCAAGCAGGTATTGGCATTGTGATGGCCGTCAGTGTGAGGGCCGCCGACAATATCTACGAGCTGGAGCTTGACGATGGAACCATCCTTCATTGCACAGGAGATCATCCATACTTCACAAAATCCGGCTGGCGGCGCGCCAAAGAACTGGAGGTCGGAGAGGATCTTTTCGGCGTCGAAGCAATGCAAGCTCTGTGGGCAAGCGTTCCGACCTTGGATCAAGAGGGACGAGAGCGGGAAAGTTCTTTCGGCGTGCCCGGAGCCAACGTGGAATCGTCAAGAGTTTTGCTCGATCTCGTGCTCAAAGAAGTTTGCGAATCCGATGAGCAATCATCAAGCCAGGCTCAAGATGAAGGAGCGCCTGCGAGAGATCAAGCATCGACCTATCAAGCGAGGAGGCAACGGGCAGTTGCTGCCCTTGGCGCAGCTTGCTCTGTTGCACGCGCTTGGGGAAGGATGGGAGTCGGAGCTGGCAGTCCCGACCAAAATGCCAAAGGACAGCGGCTACCCGACGGCCTACAAGCTGGACATTGCGAACCCGGTAATGATGATCGGTATAGAGCTGGACGGAGGCTCTCACGGGTCACTGGAGCGCAAGACGCTGGACGCCAAGAAGACAGACCTTTTGGTCTCATTAGGCTGGTCCGTGTATCGCGTCTCGAACGAGAGGGCTCTACACCTGTATTCAACCTTCACATCGGCGGACACCCTTCTTACTTCGCTAACGGGGTGGCAGTCCACAACTGCCACCTGATCAACCCGAAGGAGGCCGGCATGTGGCGCTCCTTCATCAGCGACTTGGCCCGCTACAACCCGCACACCCGCGTGATCGGCTGGACCGGCACGCCCTCCCGCGGCAACGGCGTGTGGCTGACCGCAGGCGACGACGCGCTGTTCACCAACATCGCCACCCGCGTGACGATGAAGGAGCTGCTGGAGCTGAAGTTTCTGTCTCCCCTGGTGCCAGCCCCGACCGTGGCCAGGGTGGACGCACGGGACGTGCGGATGTCGGGCGATGACTACGTCGTCAGCGAGCTGGCCAAGGTCACCGACAGGCCCGGCCTCGTCGAGGCCACCTGCAAGGAGATCGTCGAGCTCGCCCGCGCCCGCAAGCGGTGGCTGGTGTTTGCCGTGACGATCGCCCACGCCGAGCACGTCAGGGACGCGCTACAGCGCCGCGGAGTGGCGGCTGAGG